CAAGTATTTCAGAGAGATGCAAAAATCTGGCGTAAAGAAAGCCAAACCCGAGCACTGGGCGCAGATGCAATCATATATGCACTGGTCGATAGCAGAATTCCAAGATGATGGTTGCCAACGCGCCATTTATATTGTGGTTAACAAGGACAACGACGACATCTACACCGAGCGCATTGAGTATGACGCCGCCGAGGTCCAGGCCATCATTGACAAGGCGCTGACAATCATCACGGCCACCGAGCCGCCGGTGGGGATCAGCACCGACCCGACCTGGTATGAGTGCAAGTTCTGCGACTACTACAGCATCTGCCACGGCACTGACGTGCCAAAGATGAGCTGCAGGTCATGCGCCCACGCCACGCCCGAGCTCGATGGCCATGGCCGCTGGACGTGCTCCGCGCACGGCCAAGACTTGCCAACATCCAAGCAGCGCACCGGCTGCGATGACCACAGGTACATCCCCATATTGCTTGCTAAGACCGCCCACCCGGTGGACATGGATGGCGACGGGGTTGTGTATGAGATGGCCGACAAGAAGCGCTTTGTCAACGGCAACCCGGCAAAGAACCCAGACCATATTGCCAGCCAAGAAATCCATGCCTGCGCCGACAAGTCAATGCTGGTTGACGAGCAGTGCATAAGCCTGCGCAAACAACATTCAGGAAAATTTGTATGAATACCCCGCCACCCATCCAAGAAATCACCTTGCGGGACTACTTGGCCGCTGCAGCCTTAACTGGTTTGCTCTCCAACGGTGACCGCAAAACAGCGGTTAAAAGTGCGTATGCCATTGCTGACGACATGATTAAGGCCAGGGAAAATGATCCTTCGTGACTATCAGTCCAGATCGGTAGAAGACTTGTTTGCCTGGTGGACCAAGCACCAGGCAAGCGATGACATACCGCTGTTGGTGTTACCGACCGCCGCGGGCAAGTCGGTGATCTGTGCCGAGATCGTGCGCCAGATGTGGGAACAGTGGCCAGACTACCGGCCACGCACTGTGGTCCTAGTGCCCAGCAAGGAGCTCGCAGAGCAAAACGCCGCCAAACTGCAGGCACTGCTGCCGGGCGACATCCACGTTGGCTTTGTCAGCGCAAGCCTGGGCAAGAAGCAACACCATGCCGACGTGATTGTGGCCACCATTGGCAGCATCCACAAGTCAGCGCACTTGCTTGGCGACATCAAGGCCGTGATCATTGACGAGGCTCACCTGGTGGACACCAAGGCTCAGGGCATGTATCGCACATTTCTGGCCAAGCTGGGTGAGATTTGCAAATTCAGGACCGTTGGCATGACCGCTACCCCGTTTAGGGGTAACCAGGTTTGGCTGACCGACGGCGATGATCCGCTATTCACCGGCACGGCCAGCAGGGTCACCATGCAGGAGCTGCTGCAGCAAAAGTTTATTGCGCCCCTGGTCCCGCCGACCGAGCGCATGGCCACCCGCATTGATGCAAGCAAGGTTGGCATTGCTAATGGCGACTACAAAATTGGCGAGTTGTCCGACGTGGTAGAAGGCTACTTAAAGGAAGTGGCCAGGGAGGCCGTTAAATTGGCCGCCAAGCGCCGCAAATGGATTGCTTTCACCCCAAGTGTTAGGAACGCTGAAAGCCTTACAAACTACCTAAACCAATTGGACATTAAAGCCGACCTGGTGTGTGGGGAAACCCCCAAACAGGAGCGCCAGGATTTAATCCAAGACTTCCGCGACGGGCACATTGACTGCCTGGTTACCGTACTTGCCTTGTCTGTTGGTTTTGATGTGCCTGACGTAGACTGCATTATCTGGTGCAGGCCGACCAAGTCGCCTGTGCTGTACGTCCAGGGAATGGGCCGCGGCACCCGCATTGCTGACGGCAAGGCCGACTGCCTGGTGCTCGACTTCACCGATACCGTGGAGCGCTTGGGGCCGGTGGACATCATCAAGGGCCGGGCTAGGATCAAGCGCAACACCGACCAAGAAGGACCGTATAGCATCTGCCCTGAATGCGGTGAGCGCAACGCCCCCATGGCGCTGGTTTGCACCGCCTGTGGCGCCACGATCCGCGAGGAAGAGGCCAAGCCCATGGACGCCAAGGTGTCCCTGGCCGCGCTGTTGTCGGCCCAGGTGCAGTCAACCGTCACTTGGCATGACGTGACAAGGGTTGATTACAAACTGCACCGCAAACCTGGTAAGCCTGACAGCATGAGGGTTGATTATTACAGCGGTATTTTGCAGTGCGCTAGCGAGTGGGTATGCTTTGACCACACTGGTTACGCCAGCCAAAAGGCCGTGTCTTGGTGGCTGCAGCGCAGCTTAGACAACAGTTATCCCAATTCGGTTGCTCGAGCCATTGAAGTTGTAATGGCTGAACGGCCAGACTATTTGCGAAAACCCCGCCGCATTGCAACTCGTAAGAACGGCAAATTTACAGAGGTAAAAGAATATGAATTTGATTGAATTGAACGCCATCAAAACACATTTGAAACGGCAACTTAAGGACATTGAATCTATCCAGGTCACCTGCTTGGATTGTGAACACTTGAAATCTGGCAATAAATGCGAAAAATTTAATGCCCAGCCACCGACTGAATGGTTGCATGGCCCCGTTGATTGTGAGCACTGGACATGGGACGAGATACCCTTCTAGCAATACGCTAGAATGCCAACACCTTAATTAAGGAGACAACAATGAGCGATTGGACACCACCCCCAGGCACCAAGATTACCCGACCTTGGATTAACGCCGACGACCCGCGTTACAAGTGGACAACAGGTGCTGACGTGCAGAAGACTTGGCGCAAGCAAGGCTGGGTACCGCCCAGCGCGAATTTGCCCCCGCCCCCACCGGAAAAATTTATTGAAATCAAACCACTGCGCCGAGTGAGGTAAGCCATGCCAGCATTTGACACATGGAGCCAGGAGAACCTGGCCAAGTTTGCTGCGGAAGCTTACGCCAAGATGCAAGAGCAAGACGAGCGCATCCAGCAGTTGCAAAACGATTTGAAGACCGCCATCAACGCATACCGGGAGTTACTGAAATGAAAGACCCACAGGACTGCGCCTACCCACAAGAAGCGCTGTGCTTGCACGACTGCAAGCAAGAGTGCCAGAAGCGCTCTGGCTGGCGCAAAGTGCAAATTGACGACGCCGAGGAAGAGGCGTGGAAAGAACTGGAGAAGAAAAATGGTTGAAACCATACTCACCATATTTGCAGTTGGGTTCCTTGGCATTGCGTTGGCCATCGGCGGCGTTTGCATCATGGTCTGGTTAGCACTCAATGAAGACTAGGGGCGGCGCCAGGCCAGGCAGCGGGCGCAAGTCCACACCGATCAGCGAGTCCAGGGCCATAGCGCTGTGGAACGAAGGCGTCACCAAGAAGGAGATTGCCAAGCGCTTTGGCGTGGACTACGGGGTGATCCGATATTTCTTCAAAAAGAAACAGATGTTTAGGAGATGAACAGCGCGGCTTCGTCTTTGCGGCGGTTCTCAAGCCCCTTAAGCACCTTGCCGCCGGCTTTGCAGTACTGCAACAGCGACGCTATGGCCGCGTCTTTTTCCCCGCGAAGAACCTTCTGACGGAAGGTGCTGCGCTGTAGCGTTCCCAGACCAACGTTAAAAGCAAAGCTGACGCAAGCGTCGTATTGGCCTTGGGTAAGAGCCACGGGAACAAGCTGGGCCACGCCGCGCTCAAAGCGCTGTAGATCGCTTCGGAGAATTCCATCTACTTCGTCTTTTGAAAACGTGCGATTGTCTTCTGGGCGAAGCGGGTAAGCGCCTCTTTGATCCATTGGAATTTTTGCTTGATCTGGGTATAAAACATGTCCGACTCCTATTGTCCAAAGCTGTGCTGGGCACCGATACGGTTTGTACCGAATGCCCTCATGGTGCTGGATCATCTTGACCGCATCAGCGCTGACGTTCATTTTGATTTGAATGCTTGGCCACCAAACCAGAACGACACGATACACGCCCAGATGATCTGTGTTTCATCATCCCACAGGTGATTGAGCGCCACATCAAAGGCCACGTCTGTATGCCATGCGTAGTAGAAGCCAAAGACCTCAACGAACATGAACATGATGAACATGCCGTAGGTGATCACTGAGCGCGTCGCAGCGCGCATGTTGGTCACCCAGATGCTGGCGTTTTGGCCCAGCGCGATGTCGTGCGCATAGAGCGCTTGGCGCTCCTGCATGGCCGTCTGGTTGTTGGTGACCTCGGCGTTGATCTGAATCTGTTCGGTCTGGATGTGCTCAATGCGCTCTTGCGCTTCCAGGCCAGCTTTCTTCAAGGTCAGCTCGCGCTCGGTTTGCATGGCGGCAAGCGCCAGTTCATGCTTCTTGTCAGCGCGGTCTTGGAATAGCTCAAGGATTTTGGGCAAGCCGCCCATTAGAAAGCTGATGAGGGATGAGAACAGGGTTAGCATGTTTAACCTTTCAATTCAAAACTGAGGTTGGTATGGCGTGGATACTGCACAACGCGCTCGCCCTCGGGGCATTTGTATTTGATGGTCGCCAGCAAAGTTGCCTTGCCTTCAGCAATTTTTTCTTTTCTCACCATTGTCAACTGGTATGTAAACGTGTCAATCTCTGGCCCTGCTGGGCCGCTGAATCGGCTGGCGGTGGTGGTCGCTTCATGCACCATACCAGCCGCATCACGTATGCTTGGGGTAAAACTCTCCACAGAACAATCGTCCCGCTTTTTTATTCGTGCAACTGTGACATTGATTGGTTGCCCAGCCTCTGCCACAATCTTGAAATGCTCTGGTGACCATTCAAGAATGGCCCTATCAAACCAACCAAATTTATCGGCCAACGTGTAACTGCCACCCAGTGCGGCAACACTGGCAGCAACTGCCCCAATGGCTTTGGTGAGGTCAATCATTTGTCGGCTTTGTTGTCGAGCTTGTCAAAAATCTTGCCCAGCATGTCGCGGATGTCGCGGATGTCGGCCTTGTAGTCGTCGCGGCTCACGTAGTCGTGGGGCATGCTGCGCACGTCGCTGTCAAGCCGGTCGATGGCTATGTAGATGCGGTTGAGCGTCCACCCGCCGAAGAACCCGGCGATGGCCACGGCGATGTTGAAGAGTATCTGGTAGTCCATCATTCGCCTGTTGATCCGACACCGCGAACTTCAAAGTACGGCGGGGCCAAGTTGTTTTGGTTTGGTTGTTTTGGCGCCAACTGGTTGGGTTGCTTCAAAGATTCTTCAAGTTGTTTTTTGTATTGTCTTCCACGCGCAAATTCGGCAGCCGTTTGAGTGCCAGGAATCTTAATCGGCAAGTTTTGCAAGGCTTCAAGGCCACGCAAGACAGCGCCAGCCGTGTTTGGGTAATTAACCGCGCCTGGCTCTTTGACCATTACATCGCTGATACTTTGCTTTAAATCAAGAAGTTTGTTTCTGCCTGTTTTGCCAAACATATAACTAAGTTTGTCTTCTCGATCAAGTTGAGTGACAAAATTATTAAAGTTATTTAAACGAACAGCTTCTGATTCATCACCTTTTTTAAGCAACAAATCTTTCATTCGTTGTAAGGTATAACCTTGCAATTCTTGGTAAGCCTTTTGACCTTCTGGTGTTTTCTTTAGAAGTGATGTGACAGTTCTCATTTCTTCTAATGGGCCGTCAACAATAATATGGTTGTAAACATCATCAAGCGCTACTTGACGATCTTTATATCCAGCTTTTGTGCCAAGCAATTTGTCAACACGGTAAACGTCTTCAAATTCTTTGGCCAATTGTGTTCTGGCTTGACGAGCGTCTTGATATAACTTTCCACCAGCACCATCGCCGATCTTAGTAATTAAATCTTTTAATGGTCTAGCACTTGGAGAATCTTTAGCCGTGCCAACTACTTGGTAAATGTCTTCTAAATTGCGAATTGAAATGGTTCCAGTTTTTTGTGGATCATTCATACCCAACAATTCAGCCACATCATTTAAAATTGGATCTAATTTTTCTCGGCGTGTAGTGCTTTTTGTTCCAATGTAATCAAGCAAACTTTGATATGGAACTTGTTCTAAAGTTTCGCCAGAGTCATCTGCCAATTTGTATTTAGCTTTGTAATCTTTAAATTTATTGGTGTATATGTTACTTAATGTTTTATCAACAAAAGTACCAAGTGCGCGAGGTGTGCTTCGATCAATTGTTCCACCAACCTCTTCGGTCATGCGTTCAAATTGATTCAAAATGTCTTCTTTTTGACCAACTTTAAACGCACCATATTCTTTGCCCAATTTAGCTTTAACATTTTCAGAAACACCAGGCAACGCACCACGCTGAACATCAGACTCAAATTGCTGCTTTTGCAAATTGCGCTCACGCTCACCAGCCGTGGCACGAATGCCAAACTGCTCTAAGCGCTGCTGACGCATCAAGTCTTCAGCAGTGCTGGCCGCGCCCATGCCAACCATACCCGGCTGTTCGCGGGTCATCACATTGGCCAAAACATTACGCACTGGTGCGGTTGCCTGGGTGATAGCAGGGCGAGCAACTGCACCGGCCTGCATTAAAGCGGCAGGCGCCAGAGCATTTATGCTTGTGCCAACAGACCCTAAAGTTGGTGGCAAAGCTCCAGTAATTGGCTGCAAGAACTCACCCACAGCACCCAAAATTTCTCTGGATGTTTGTGTGCGTGGTTGGTAAAACTGTTCACGCGCTTTGGCAGCCATTGCTTTACCAGCAGCACTTGCTTGCGGAGAACCTAAAGGAGCTGCATTTGCCAATTCACCATATATGGTGGCAAGAGGTGCAGCAATACTAGACGCTAAACCGCCGGCCAAAACGGCTGGTGTTTCAATCACGCCCATAATGCGGTCACGCATAGACACTTCTGGTGGTTTAACACCAGTCACAACATTTTCAGCGCCTGGTATTGCAGTAGCCGCACCTAACCCAATGGTCTTGTAAAAGTCCATTTTGGGAATCTTTGCATAAAATTTTTCATGCAAAGAATCAGCCAAAGCAAGATCTGGCACTGAGTCATATTGAGGATACTGAGCGCGGAATTCAGCAAGGGTAGCCATTAATTAGTCTCCGGTTCCAAGTCCTAATGGATCACTTGCACTTGCGCCGGGAATGCCGCTACTTGGCTGATATTTTTGAATGTTTTTGGCGCCTGGTCCAGCTTGAATTTCCATTGCCTTAATTGCCAACTTTCTGGCATTAGCTTTTTGCTTAATGACTGCGTCATTGTCATTAACTTGCGGAAAGTATTTTCTATCTTCTCGTTCAAATTCAGAATCTGAAATCACGGCGCCTGACTCCTTGCGAAGTACGGCGGTAATAAAATTAGATTTTGCTTGGTTAACTTGTTGTTGAGCAGCGCTAGTGCCACCAAGAAAGCTGGGCAACACTTTTCCTAATGATTCGCCTATAAATGGAGTTGCTTCAATATTTGCGCCTCTAAGCGTGCCTTTTTTGGCCAAGTCTTCCAAAATAGAATTAGCTTCTTTCATCCGCAAACCATACGCAGTAGCATTGCTTTGGCTTTCAGTCAATGCTGTGCCCTTACCCATCAATGGCACGCCAGGCGCACCTGCTGCAGGCGGCGCCATACCTGGCGCGGCTGGCCCAGCACCCGGTGCAGGCAGTCTTGCACCAGGTACACCGCCACCAGGCATTGCTGGAGCAGCCGCGGGAGCAGCGCCACCAACAGTGACAGGAAACGCTTCCAGTGTTCTTTTGTTGACGCCAACAATGCTGCCGTCTTCAGCTTCTTTAATCTCAAAGCCTGGGTTGGCTTTTTCCCATGCAAATTTGCCTTGATCAAATGCCAAACGTAATTGGGCAAGGTTTGCTTGTCTTTCTGAAGTAATGTCAGCAAATGTTTTGCCTTTGGTGAACTCACTGCCAGGCACAACCGTGGCTGGACCACCCAACCCAGCGCGAGACATTACACGGCCACCAGTGCCAAAGTCTTGGGCAAAGGTAACTGGCTTGTTTTCAGTAATGTATTTAGTTGCACCAAGTGCAAATTGTTTTTTCCAGTCATCCAAGCCTTGGGGGTCTTCAGGAATCTTTGCAACTTGAGCTTCAAAAGGAATGCGCGTAATTGGCGAATTCTTCATTGACGGGTCGCCAATCATGTTTTGCAAAAAACTTATGGCGTCATTTTTGTTTGAAATCATGCCAGACATGTTTTGATACAAGGCTTGCGTATCTTGCGCTAGCTTTTGTTGACGCGCAGCTTCTTCTGTTTGCGCTCTTTGCGCAGCAGTCAAAGTTGTGGCAATTTCACGGCCTGGCTTACCGTATTGCGTTAGCAATTGCCTTTGAATATTGGGATCATTTAAATCGGCTTTTGCAAGAAAATTGCGAGTGCCTTCTTCTTCTCTGCGTGCACGTTCGTATTCGGCCATTTGCAATTGATGCAATTGGTTGGCTTGTTGCGCATTTTGAATTTGCGATACCTGTGCGTATTGCGCCAACTGATTTGGCATTTCAATGCCGCGGACGCCTAGCGCAATGTTTGGATCAAGTGCCATAATTAATATCCTCCACCGGGCTGCATAGGTATGTCGTAATACCCATAGCTAGCTGAAGCAGGACCAGCACCAATTGCGTTGTATTGGTTCATAAAATTACCGCCGCCGCCACCACCACCACGAGCGTTTAGAGCGTTAACCAAATTTTGGCCTTGGTTATAGTTCAAATAAGTGCTCAAACCGCCGGTCAAAGCGTTGGCTTGACCAACTGTACCCGCCGCGCCAGCAGCAGCGCCGGACGTCATCAGGTTGCCCATGTTAGCGGCGGCGTTTTGCCCGGCAGCGCCAATTTGACCCGTGGCCGTCTGACCAATGCCCGCAAGAGCCGCCAAACGGTTGTAGCCCGTGGCCTCACGCGCCACATCAGCGTTGTAGCCCGTCAGTGCCCGGTTGTAGGCGTTTTGATATTCTTGGCTGCCCAAGTCTTGGCCAAACCGTTGCGCGGCCTTCATGGCCCCACCAGAGATCAAACCACCCCTCGCGGCAGCGCTTCGATCCAACGCTTTCTGGCCTTCCGACAATCGAAACGCATAGCCTGGGTCTTGTCCTAAATCAACTTTGCCGGTAAATGCGCCCGGCATCATATTACGTTGCGCTTCAAGCTGGGGCAACGCACGAACGCCAGCTTGGCGAAATGGTTCTTGCAATGCAGCTTGCTCTCTGAACATTTGCAGTTGCGCGTCAGACGCACGGCTGGCCGCGTCTGCCTGCTGACTAGCCGCGCTGCGCGAAGCACTAGCGCCAATTAATGATGAGACTCCAATGGCCCCTGCTACCCATCCAGACATGATACTTCTCCTTGTAATTTGAGCCCAAAATTGACTCGCATTGACGCTCTGTAATCTACCAACAATTCATCACCTGCGTTTATTTTACGCATGGCAACTGCATAAATGTCGTCGCCATTTTTTTCTGGCGTGATGTTGGGGTTAAACGAATGGTTGATAAACCGCCCAGCGGGTGTTCGCTTGCCATCTAATCGGCCTGGGCAAACAGTCTCGCCAGCTTCAAAGTCACGGATTGCAAACAGTCCTTTGCCGTGAATCATTGAATCGCGCAGTTCCACTGCAACGCCATCAGGCATAGCCATTAAATCAGACTCGGTTTGGACAATTGCGTCCATTTCATTTTGGGTCAGACCAATTTGATAAAGAAACGCGCCGTAGTCAATTTGAGCTTTTTGCGTTTCAGTTCTGCTATCTGCAAGGCCGCACTCTGGAACAACGTAAAACCTATCTTCCAAAACCGCCATGTCTGTGCAATTGTCTGGGTTGTCGTACACATCCACCCAAACTACTTCATCTTCAAAAACACGCCCTGCGCGTTGCATCCCTGCGTTGGCGGGGAATTCGCAAGGGGCGGTCAAAACCTTGACGCCATCATCAGTGTTAACCGCAATGGTGCCTTTTTCCAAGCGCACGCGATACGGCGTTTTGTGTTCTGCGCCAGTCAAAATAGTCCATGCGGGAATGGTGATCTTGCGCTCATATATGCCGGGCATAAATGTATGCTCAGTCACAATGTTTGCTTGCGGCATTTTTAGCAGTTCGTTTTGCAACGCCAAAACCTTGCCTGGCATGGACAAGGTAGGCGTGAAATCAAACCCTTTGCCGTAAGTGATCCGCATTAGGTCACCTCACGGCCACTGACGCGCATGTTGATCGCGGTGGCAGTGCCTGCAATGGTGCTGATGAAGTCGCCTATGCCCAGCACCTGGCCCACCAACTCGGGGAAAGTATAGACCTCAGACGCTTGGAGCGTCTTGGTCTTGGTAATCAAGTTGGAGTTGCCGGCAGACCCAGACACCGTGACCAAGTTAACGCTGATGGTTGCAGCGGTTGCGGTGTAGTTGGTTGCGGTGAATTTGTCGATGATGGCCGTGACGCCAGTAGCTGTGTACTGGGTGGTCTGGCTGGCCTCGACGTTCTTGGCGGGGACAAGGACTTTGACGGTGACTGTCATGGGTTACTCCAGTAAAAGGCAATTATTAGCGGCAGCTTGCATGATGACCCAATTGGTGCCGTCAGACACCATTGTCGCCCAATTGCCTGCAACTGCCAAGAGGATTGCGGTGCCCGCTGCGCCACCAGCTTGGGGGACGACGTTGCTGGACGCTGACACCAACGTCTGGGCTTGATAGTTTTGGAAGGTCAAATACCCACCAGGGAATGTGGATGCAGTTGGTAAGGTGACTGTACAGGTCGAGCCCGACTTATTGTTGATGTACCAGTTGCTGGTGCCCACTGTAAAGTCTGCCGTTACAGTCACTGGCACGGTTGACAGCGCGGCAATAGATGCGTTGATTGCGCCGATGTCAAGAATGGGTTGCGCTTGCAATCCTTCAATCTGCTTTTGCATCTCAGCCATCTGAGACACCAAGGCCGAACAACAGTCAGCCAATACGTCAGGAACTGGTAAGGTAACGACAGGCGGCAGCGTTTGCAATTCCTGATTGACCAAGCGAAGCGCGGCATCATAGGACGCAATCAAAGATATTGAGTCAGGGCCAAGGCCAGAATCGTCAACAACCGCCGTGGCAATGTCGTTGAGCGACAGAAAGAACAAATACCACGCCCGGTCAATCAACCCGGTGCGCGGGTCAATCAACGGCACCCTGGGGGGTGTGATGGGTGTTGGATTTGCGTTGGGGCTAGGCATTGGTCGGGCTAATAATCAACTCGGCCCCCATGATGGCCACTTTGACCGGGTCAGTCATGGACAGCTCATAAACGCGGTCTCGCAGCTTAACGGTCATGCCCAACCGCCGCCAAAACGTCCGGTGGCCATACGCACCAATTCTGCCAAGCGGCGACCAATGTTCATTTGACCAAGTGTGCCCGCCGTCGTCCGACCAACGCAGCATGGCTTCGGGGTCGTAGCCTGGTGCGGCAGGGTATGAGTTAGTGACAATTTCATACCCGGTAATGTCAGTGTCTGACAATTCGTATTGCCCAATTGGTTCAAAACCATCCCCTGCTTCGGTGGTCAATGTAACGCCTGATTGAGTGGTCAAAAATGTTTGCACATACTGAGCCACAAGATTTAACCCCGACTCAGTATCTATGTTTTCACTGGCGTATGCAGGGTATAAATTTAAGCCTACCCCTGTCTCGCAATCCAATTGCAAGCTGTGATGAGCCGTGCGCTTGAGGTTGTTTTGACCCGTGGGCAACGCCCGCCAGGTGCGCAGCCACTTCTGAATCTCGCCATTGTCGGCGTACACGTCAAGGTCAAAAGCATAGATGTTGCCGTTTGCAAAGTCGCCCACAACAATTTTGTTGTTGAACGCCATTTGGCAGTTGCTGCGGTGCCGGGTAAACGCGCCGTTAACAAAGCCAGCCCGTTCATGCCAGGCTTGGGTGGCCGCGTCGTACACCCAAGTGGTGTTGGCCGAAGGGAAGATCAACACGTAAAAGCTGTGACCATCCTGTTGATACGTGTACGCAATGGCGTCCGACATGTCGGCATACTGTTGGATTTGCCATTCAACCGCATGGGTCGAGATGCGTTGGCCTTGATACCCGTTGGCCCGGTAGACAATGCCTTGGCCCCGGCGATCCCGGCCCAGCCAAAACAGGCCGTTGTCCATCTTGGCGATAGAGTAAGGCGCAGCGCAGCCAAGTTCGTTGAATGCACCTTGGATGCGTTGCAGGGGGAAATCTGTGGCGCCTGAGTCGTACCAGACCTCGATGGAGTTTGTGCCAAAGGCCCAGACTTCGCGGAAGTTGGACACCACGGCCAACAGGCCGTCAGGCGACCCTTCGGTGCTGGCAAACTCAAGCGGGTCAATGGACGTGCCGTCTAAAAGGGTTGTGATCCACATCTTTTGGCTATTGGGCTCGTTGAACACGAAATAGCCGTCCAGATAGCAGACCGTTACCGCGCCGGGAAAGTCTGGGTCAGTGATCTGGCCAAAAGCGTTGTTGGTGTTGTTGTAGATGTAGCTGGGGCCGTTGGCCGCAATAAACAGTTGCGTGCCGTTGTCAGCCATGCTGACCGGCCCAGTGCCGGCCACGGTGCCGATCAGCGTGGGCACGTAGGTGTTGTTGATCTTGTATAGCTCGGTGCCTGACACCACAAACCCTATCCCGTCATTGGGCGAAAACGCCCACAGCCCGCGAACTGGGCCAGTGCCCACTGTTGACAAAAGCGCCAGCCCAGGGCAGCGCTGCAAGAATGCCGGCTCTTTACCGCCTTCGGGAATAACTTCTGGAAACAGATTGACCATGCGGGCATCCGCAGCGTTGACGCTGCGGGTCACATAGGTCGATCCAAGGATAGGCGTTTTCATTAAGCTACTACAGCACCACGGAATCCAACAACCCACCAGTCAGTGCCAGCAAACTGAAGAGTTGCTGAATCGCCAACCGCATTAAAAGTAATTGTGGTTCCGCTGCCAAGGTTGGTGGGGGTCAATACACCAGTATCACCGCCAGCAGCTTCTGCGACATAAATAATTGTCTTGAGTTGGCCTTGCGCACCATCTGCAAGTGTCAACGCATTGCCAGTACCAGTAGAGGTAAAAGCAGTGGCAAGACTTGTGATATTTACCGCACCTGGGCCACTCAATGCTTGAACTGCTGCTGATGCACCAGTGCCACCATTTGCTACTGGCAACGCACCAGTTACCCCAGTTGTTAGCGGTAACCCTGTGCAACTCGTAAGGGTTCCTGATGTTGGCGTGCCAAGAATTGGAGTTACCAGTGTGGGCGTAGTGGCAAATACATTTGCCCCCGTACCTGTTTCGTCAGTTAAAGCTGCCAACAAGTTTGCACTTGATGGGGTCGCCAAAAATGTTGCTACACCCGTACCTAAATTAGATACGCCCGTTGCAATCGGCAAACCTGTGCAATTGGTTAAAACGCCACTGGCGGGCGTACCAAGCGCGGGTGCAACCAATGTTGAGTTGGTAAATAGCAGTGCGTTGGTAACTTGTTTGGTTGTGCCTGACTGCACAATTGGCAAAACATCAGAAACGGCGGCGGCAGTTGCGACGGGGAGGGAGGTGATTGCAATGGTGGCCATGTTAGTAGTTTCCTGCGTAAATGTTAAAACGTTGACGGGTGGCGATCAGCGAATACGGCATAGACATGATGTCATCAGGGTTGTTGATGCGCTTCAAGTTGCGCTTGCTTGTCATTGCAATGCGCTGCACTTGGGGGCTAGGTTCAACGCCAAACTCAGGCGCAAACTCCATGGCCAAGTTGTACACAAAAGCGCGTAAATACCCCGGCGGGAACAAAATGTTGGTTGCCAAGTTAGCTGGCTGACTGAGCTCTTGCACGCTGACAAAGTGGAACTCCAGCAGACGTGTGGGGCGCGGGTAAATGTTGATCGTAACGTCTGGGTAAGTCATGTTGACGAACATCACTTGGGGGAAGGTCGAGGTCACGGTCTTGACCGCAATCCCGTTGTATTGCTGCTGATTGATCAGCTTGAGGCCATACGACACCCCCGTGCCGGGGTCTTTGAAGTACGTGGCGTCGTCCACCAAAACAGGCCGCACGGCAGTGCCGTTTAAGCGCACCAAGGAGCCGGTAGGGCCAAGGGTTTCTTCAATGGAGCCAACCGGCCAATTGACAATCTGGTCGATGGTACAGAAAACAGACAGACGCTCGGTGTTCCAAGAGTCAATCATCTGGTTAAGCGCCATCAAGGCGTCTTCAGAAACTGATGCCGCTGGCGTTTCGCCTTCGGCCAGCACGCCCAGCAGCCGCAGCGCCCGGTTGATCTGATCGGCAGCAGAATAGGTGGCCATCTTTACGCTCCTAGTTCGACCGCCTCAACAGTTGGACGGCCACGTCTACGTTTTACTTCCTGTGGAGCCGCCTCTTCAACAACATCAGGCGTGTCAAGAGTATAGCGTGTCCAGCCATTTTTTTCGTCCTCTACAGCTTCAAGTTCCATCGTTGCAACTTTGGCGCCGTGGACTTCATGCGACATGTAAATGATGGGCATTATTCTTCCGTGGGTGTTGGTTCTGGCTCATCCAATCTGCGAGCAAGCATTTGATAGGCGTTTAAAACCGCTTGAGCTTGAGTCAAAAAGGCTTGCGCCTTTCCAATCTCTTGCTCAAGCGATTGAATTTCCCCAATGAGAAACTCTTTGGTGATTACCATTAGGCAACCGTGCTGACCATAATGTAGTAGGTCGTGCCGCCGCTAACCACGGGAATGGTATGGGTAACCACTGGTGAACCGACTTTGGCTCTAAACACGCCAGTTGCACTGACCGCAGGCATCAGCGCAAAGTTACCCACTTCGCCCGTGCCCGAGTTGGTCACGCGCAAAAAGGACGCATTGCTCCAAGTGCCGCCAGAGGCAAAGTCAGAGTCCAACTGCAAGGCTGCCAAGGTGCCGCCGGGGTTGGTGGACGAGCCGCCAATGGTTGCACGAATGGCGTTGGCCGCACCGCTGATGGTGCCGCCAGTGTTGACCGAGGTGCTGACGTGCGCGCCGTTAATCGTTCCGGCAGTTGCGGCAGCAGCGCCAGTTACCACCGAAAACGCACGAAGCGTTTCGCCAGAACCTGTGCTTGTAAAAGTCAGCTTGTTGTAATTCAAACGGGTGTCGCCTGACGGTGCCGAAGTGGTGGCATACGCGCCGTTGAGGACGCCAGCAGAAGTGATCGCAATCGGAGCGTTAGCTTCGCCAACTTGGAACGAATCCAGTTGGGGATCGGCGTATGCAACGCCAATAGGTTTGTTATTTGCCATAATTAAATTCCTTTGTCAGTTCCAAAAGGGAAAAATGGGGGTTGTTTAGACCCCCATTTAAGTTAGCCCGCAATGCGGTACAAAGTCCAAGAGCCATCACCAGTTTTACGTGCGCGGAACAAGGCGCCGGTGTTTTCCAACACCACCATGTTACCGAGCAACGTCCAACCAGTGGCGGTGGCCAAGGTGACCTGATATTGCGTGTCGTCAACGGCGACTGCAAAATCAAATGCAGCGTTGACTTTCTGGGCGCTGCTGATTGCAAGCTCCAGATCGGCAACGGTAGGCAGCGTCACAACGGTGTCAGCCGAAGTGTTGCTGGTGATCAACCCGACGGCCATTTGAGCGCCGGTTAGGGTTGCGGTGGTTGCGGTAATTGCAGTGGGAGCGCCTTGAACCATCAACAGCGCTTCGGCAGTATTGCCTGCGCCGACTTGATAGCCACTAGTACCATTAGGGAGAGCCATGATAAATTTCCTTGAAAAAGATGTTACGAAGAAAGGGGCCGAAGCCCCGTTTCAGATCAACCCCAAATGCGACAAGCCATTTGTGGACGAATAGTACTAAAGCCGTACAAGACATCAATACGACAAGGCATCCGGTCGTTATTAATGTCATACTGACGTACTACACGCAAGCTGATGCCATTGTGAACGGCACGCGCAGCCATGTCTACGCCTTG